ATCGGGCAGAGGTGACGAAATGAATAATTTAAATCAACAAGAATTGATAAAAGGACTCAGTAATGAATTGTTTGATGTTATTTGCAAATATGAAGGTTCAATCTATACATCAACCATTGTTGGCATTTTAGAAATGCTGAAAACCGACATGATGCAAAGAGGTTTCAAACAAACTTTGGAAGTCATGGTTAGTGAGCAAATATCTAAAAAAGGACAAGTATGACTTTCATGGTTTGTTTTGACATTGAAGGCAATCCCGTCCCCAAGGGTAGACCCAGGTTTCGCAGAACCAAAACCTTCATTACCACCTACACCCCTAAAAAAACCCTAGATTTTGAGGATCAGGTCAAAAAAGCAGCCCAAGATGCCATGGGCAAAACCGACCTACTAGAAACGCCTATAGCGGTTTATCTCTACTTCAGGCTACCCATCCCTCAGTCTTACTCAAAAAAACGCTCAGAAGCCTGTTTAAGCGGTTCTCAGAGGCATGTTAAGCGCCCAGACCTTGATAACCTGGCAAAAAGCGTCCTGGACGGCATGAATGGGATTGTTTTTAAGGACGATTCCCAAATCACCTCCCTGCACTGCACTAAGGTTTACTCTAATGTCGCCGGGGTTAATATCCTGGTGAAGGAGGATTTTGAATGAACCCTTTTCGCATTACCGAACCCACTTGCATCAGTTTTTCAGGTGGCAGAACATCTGCTTTCATGCTTTACAAGGTGCTTGAGGCTCACGATATGAGCCTACCTGAAGATGCGATTGTGTGTTTTGCCAATACGGGCAAAGAAGATGAAGCAACCCTTAAGTTTGTGCATGACTGCGAAACACATTGGAAAGTGAAGATTCATTGGTTGGAATACACGCCAGAAGAGCCAAAATTTAGAGTTGTTGACTTCAAATCTGCAAGCAAAAATGGTGAGCCTTTTGAAGCCTTAATCAACGCTAGGAAAATGCTGCCCAACGTGAGATCAAGATTTTGTACTGCTGAACTAAAAATTAGAACAATGAGCAGATACACAAAACATCTTGGTTGGGATAGTTATGCAAATTTCATAGGAATCAGGGCTGATGAACCAAGACGAGTTGCCAAGATGCGACCTGATAGCAAAAGAGAAGATACTGTTATGCCATTAGCTATGGCTGGCATATCAAAGACTGATGTAATGCAATTTTGGTCAACTCAACCATTTGATTTGGAGTTGCCAGTTATCAATGGCGAAACAATTGCTGGTAATTGTGACCTTTGCTTTCTCAAATCAATGCCAAAAATAATGACTCTTGTTAAGCAAAATCCTGAAAAAGCTATTTGGTGGGCCAAGCAAGAGGAAACCGCATCTCAAATGACAACTGGTGATGGGAATAGGTTTCGGATAGATCGACCAAGGTATTCCGAAATTGCTGAATACATGGTTAATCAAACCGATATGTTTGATGATTCCATCCCTTGTTTTTGCGGAGATTAAATGAGGTACAAGGAACTCCCGGACTGGGTGAAGGAGCAAAAGCGCCAGATCCGAAAAGAACTAGGCAATCCTACTAACTGGGGTGGGAAAAGACAGGGTTCGGGAAGACCTAGAACAGGCAGGAAACTAAAGGAATTCTCATTTACTGTTCGACTCAACCCTATCCAACAACAGATCCTGAGTGAGATGGGCAACGGAAACATCCACATAGGAATCATCAAGCTCATTGAGGAGAATGTGTAAATGATTCATTATCATGGACTTCCAATAACACCAACAACAGTATGCAACTATGCAATAAACGCTGGTCATGCGTTTGTGTCATTTGCACATCCAGAACAACTTTCATCGGCAATTGATGTGGCTCAGTCATTTGCTTTAGACAATGGTGCATTTTCAGCGTGGACTAGTGGCAACCCCATCACTGATTGGATGCCTTTTTACGAATGGGCTGATGAATGCAGAAAAATCCCGTCATGCGACTTTGCGGTCATTCCTGATGTGATTGATGGAACAGAAGAAGAAAACGATGCCATGCTTGATGAATGTCCATTGCCAGCATGGTTTGCAGCACCTGTTTGGCACATGAATGAAAGTATCAATCGATTGCTTAGGCTTTCCTATCGTTACCCTCGAGTGTGCATTGGCTCTGCTGGTGAATATGCAGAGATTGGCACTTTTCATTGGTGGTCAAAGATGGGAGAGGCGATGAGGGCGATTTGCGATGAGCAGGGCAGACCTAAATGCAAGCTACATGGACTTAGAATGCTTGACCCTGCTATCTTTACCAAGTTACCTTTAGCCTCTGCCGATTCCACCAACATTGCTAGAAATGTTGGACAAGACAATAAATGGAAAGCTGGCAATTATTTGCCACCAACTAAAGAAGCAAGGGCGCAAGTAATGAGGACAAGAATTGAGGCCCATAACGCACCTCCATCATGGGGATTCCACCAAGTTGAGCAAGGAATGTTGTTATGAACAAATACACATACAAATTCCAATCTAAATGTCCCAATAATAATGACGTAATCACATATAAATTGGTTATTACAACTGATCAAATCATCATGGTTGAATCACTTGTTGAGTACTTGGCTAAGAACCACAACAGTTCATACCATGAAGCAATTGCTGACAGTCTTAGGGATGTGTTTCCTGGGTCGCAATACATTTGTGCCAATCATCATGGCGTTTTAATTGAAACTTGGAGAAAATAATGTATTCAATTTTATTTGTTTTGGCTTTAATTTGTGCAAATTTAACAGTTGCAATTTTTGGTCCTTGGGTTAGTCCTATAAATGCTTTTTTATTGATAGGTTTAGATTTGTCTATACGAGATAAATTACATGACAAATGGAATGGAAATCCAATAAAAATTGGTGGTCTTATTTTAGTTGCTGGAGTTTTAAGTTATTTGTTAAATCCTGCAAGTGGCATCGTTGCAATTGCAAGTGTTTGTGCGTTTTGTGCAAGCATGGCTATTGATTCTTTTGTATATCAAAAATTGAAATCAAAACCTTGGCATGTTAAATCTAATGGTAGTAACATTTCTGGCGCATTTGCTGACTCATTAATTTTTCCAACCATAGCGTTTGGTGAGTTGATACCTCATATTGTTGTTTTGCAATTTTTTGCCAAAGTAATTGGTGGATTTGTATGGACATTGATTTTGCAAAGGATTGAAAATGGACGAAATTGACCCCACCAAAGCCATCAGGTACATCCAAGAAAATGCCGGGCCGTACGCCCAGGCCAAAGCAGACAGGATCTACATTGAGAACTACGCCAAGACCCTGAAAAGCAGACTAGCCCTAGAAAGCGATAAAAAGACCTTAGGAGACAGGGAAATGGAAGCCTACGCATCCAGAGAGTACGAAGACCTGATGAAGGGCCTAAAAGCAGCTGTAGAGATCGAGGAAAGCCTCAAAAACCTACTAGACGCCGCCAAATTAAAGATCGAGGTGTGGAAGGTCCAAGAGCACAACAAACGGGCTGAAATGCGCTTATCGTGATTTATTCCGGGCAGAGATCTTCTTAGCTTTAGCTTTGGCATCAGCTTTGGAAGACGCTCCCCAGGCCTGTAAAGACTTTAACAAACGGGTGGGTTCCCCATTTTTATCCTCGGGTCCTGGCATGTTGCCCATTCGAGCCAGAAACGAAGCCCTGCGGGGGTTGTCGCCAGACTTAACAGGGGCTTTAAGAGTGCCACCTGTTTCTGCTTTGTAGGACGCACGACCTTTGGCATTCAAGCCGCCTTTGGGGTTCTGTCCTTCTTTACGAGTCCATGCGGGGGATTTCATTTCTTCCCCTTCTTGGCGGTCTTGGCAGACTCTTTAAAGGCTTTTGCCGTGGGTGCGCCCTTGCTCCCAGGTTTTCTCATTTTCTCAACAGGCTTACCTTCAGCCTTTTCATGTTTGATTCGTTCTTGTTTTCGATGGATGTTTTCGTAGAGTCCAGGTTTCATTGCTTTCTCCTATGAAAGAATTGCTATGGCATTGTTGATATGGGAAATACGCTCCTGAAGACCAATAGTACCGCCATTGATGATTTTGGTCAGTCGAGTCCAATCTTGAGTTTGGGCAGATTCATTGCATTTATGGGTAGACCAGAACCATCCTGCGGTCAGGGCGGCGTATTTGGGTGTGGCTACTAGGTCTGGTTCAGCCCAAAAATCCATTCCAAGAGCCTTTCCAGCGTTGTAGAAGTTTGTTGACCCAGTGAGCTGTATACATCCTCGACCACGAAAACGAAATCCATCACCGCTAGACTCATCACGATTGCCCATACGATTGGCATAAACCTTATTGGCAATCTTTTTAGGATTTCCCGCAAACTCATTAGCAATCTCCAGGGTGGGGAATCGTTTGGGCCACAGGCGCATCAGGGTGGCGGCTCGATAATTCAAGTTCTCTTCCAAGATCTTAAAGTTGGCGCACTCATGCCCACATTGACCAATAAAGGCGGCTTGTAAAACAGGCGTATTGATGCCAAAACGTGCAAATGTTTCGTTGAGCGGTTCTTCCCACTCCACCCCAATCTTGAGTGCAATCAATTGATCACGGCTTGGCATTCATCTGCTCCCGTAAGGCATTGTAAGAATCAAT